ATGACGGACATCGTCGTGTTGCGGCTGAAGCAGCCCGGCACGTACTACGACGAAACGACTCCCGCATTCGGCCTTCGTGTCGGAAAGAATCGTAAGACGTGGTTCGTTATTCGCGGGCGCGAGCGCTTGCGAACGACCATCGGCCAGTATCCGGCTCTCGGTTTGGCCGACGCGCGTAAGGAAGCCCGCAAGCTTCTCACTGAAGAGCCCGAGAAAGGCGACCGCATCACGTTCACTGCGGCATACGACCTTTTCCAAGAAGCCATCAAGACAAAGAAGCCACGGACACAGCGAGACTACAAACGCGCGCTTGGGAAGCACCTAAAGCCAAAGCTCGGTCCGAAGAAGCTTTCCGATATCGGCTACGACGGTGTAACGGCTATCACCGACGCGTTGTCGAAAGGTGAGAGGCGAAACACGCTTGCAGTGGCGCGAACGTTCTTCCGATGGTGCGTCCGGCCGCCTCGCCGGTACATCAAGCACTCACCACTCGAAGGCTTGGAGCTGCCGAAAGCAGGGAAGCGCAAGCGCATTCTCTCCGACAATGAATTGCGCCAAGTGTGGAGCGCTGCAATAAAGCAGAGTTTCCCCCATGGCACGATTTGTCAGCTCCTCATGCTCACCGGGCAGAGGCGCAGCGAGATAGCGAACTTGCGGCGCCCGTGGATAAACGAGAAGGAGCAAACGATAACGCTCCCGGAATGGCTCACGAAGAACTCCAAGGAGCATACGTTTCCGTACGGCCAGCTCGTCGCGGATGTGTTGGAGACGGTGCCCCGGCGCAATGACACCGACTTGCTTTTCCCATCGGCCGTCTCGACCGAGCGGCCGATATCCGGATGGAGCAAGTACAAGACGGAACTTGCCGATGGTGTGCCTGGGTGGACGCTCCATGACCTGCGCCGGACGTACCGGAGCACTCACGGGCAGATCGGGACCCCGGCAGAAGTCGCAGAGAGGCTCATAAACCACGCTGCGGCCGTCCAAACGGACGTAGAGGCAATCTACGACCGCTGGACGTACTTGCCTCAAATGCGAGCCGCCGTAGAGGCTTTTGAAGCCCATTTCCAAGCACTTTTGGCCCGCGCCGCATAAGCGCGGGCTTCTCTTTGGTGCACCATGGAGACCCATGCGCATCTTGCCGTTGCAACGCACCCACGCTTAGAATTGTGACGCTGCTAGTGGCTAACCCCACAGGAGCATCGCGATGTCTCCCAACAGGAGACGTTCGATGCTTACGAAGGTGAAGCTGCCTCTGTACCTTTCGTGGCGACAGTTGAAGGACGTTGTTGGATGGCCTTACAGCAGGACGCAAACAGGTCGGCTCATGTTCGACCCCGCGTACGCGCATGATGCTTTCCCGGCTTGCCGGAAGCTCAGCTCGCACCGGAATAGTCATCCGATTTGGTACACGCCTGCGGTCCTCGACTACTTCAAGCGGCACGGACTGCCGACTCCGGAGAATATCGAGTTCTCTTGACGGAAGACCAACGAGGACGCCAGGTGGCCACCTGGCGTCCTCACTCCTATGTATGATTTCGTTTGTTGCTGTTTTCTTATTTTTGACTACGCAGACCGCTCATTCATATGCCTCGATTTGGTGCAGTTCAGAACCTCCCATCAATTGCCGAGCCACTTTCAAAACTGATTCACTGTCGCAAGCGATTGCAAACGGAAAAACAATCTGCACCGATGATTTAAATACCTACTGTCGTCTTGCTACAGCTATTTACGACGGGTGCGCATCGGTGGTCATTTCATCAAGTGGCCACCTATATATTGCACGCCGCTATACCCTAGCTGCCGCTTTTAATGATGCTATACGACAATGCGTCACAATCGACCACGCGTGCTCTCCGGTCCTGGCCACTTGTAGTGACAACAAAGGCTTTGGCTATTCGGATTCGGCAGCGCGAACATTCTCTAGCAATCCCCATCTTCTGCCCTTGCCTCCCGCCACCCTTTTCGAATACCTGAAAGTTAATGGCTACCTCGATCTTGCATCGTATTTTAATCCATCATCTTCAGTAAACGTGCCAACATTCTCTATAGGTAGGTTCGATATGCTCGGCAGCGGCATCTCGTTCGGAATTGGACTCATCATCGTCTTGGTTCTTTTCGCGCAAAGAGCTAAACTCTTCAATTTCATCATCCACGGAAGCCTCCCCCACGAGCTGCCAGTCTATGGTGAAGCACCTCAAGTGCTTTTCAAACGCACTCAGCGCGTTAATTGGTATGGGCGCGTTGTGTTTGGGATAGTAGCCAATCTCTCGATGACAAAGGATGAGTTGGCCAAAATACGGCGATATTGGCTCGGCCGCGTCATTGCGTTCGATAGCTTGCGACGACAACGCCAAAACGAGCTAGCGCGTATGCACTTGCAGCTCGCTGCTACCGCCAGCACAGAGGCAAAAGACAACAAGGCCCTTTCGCAGCTTTGGGCCTTTGTGAAGACCATTCTGCTTTCTGTTTTTTATCTTTTCCGAGCGTTATTCAGCTTTGTCTTCGGCTTCCTATTCATCCGAGTCACAATCGCAAGGCTCGTCCGCGGTGCCGTAATCGAGAGCAAGGACCTAACTCTCATTCTTCAAGCGAAGGACGCGATAGAAGGAACGGCCAACTACCTGAAAGAATATATTGCGACCGCTGATACATTCGATGGCCGAGACGAGGTGCATAATGCCTGACGTTTCGAGCCCTCTTTGGAACAGGCTGACCAGCAGGCCCACACGCACCACTGACGAACTAAAGCGTCTTTTGGAGCCGCCTGAATTCTGCATCCCAGAAGAAACCCGTTTTAGCGGGCATTGGATTATCGCTCCTCCGGGCCGCGGCAAGACGACGCTTCTGCATTCCATGGTCCTCAACGACCTCTCGAAAGATGCCGGTATCGTTCTCATCGACAGCAAGGGAGACCTCATCGAACCTCTAAAACGTCTCCGGGCCATCAAAGACCGCGTGATACTTATCGAGCCCGACCCTGATTCTGCATTCTCGCTCAATCCACTTGACGTAACGGGTTCAAATGCGGCCCACGCCGTGAGCCTCATTGAGTACATCATGGCAGGATTGCTAGACGCGAAATTCACAGCGCTCCAGTCGACCCTTTTCCGAAATGTCGTTCCTGCAATCATCGAAGCATTCCCCTCACCGACGCTCGACACGTTCAAACAGGTGATGGTGAAGGGGCTGCCCGCCGACGCGCTTTCAAAAGTAAATATTCACGCGCGGCAATTCTTCGAGAACAGAGATACGGGCTTCAATTCGAAGACCTATGAAAGCACGCGTAAGGAAGTCGTATGGCGCCTCGACTTCCTTCTCAGCAATCCCGTTCTCCGCTCCATGTTCTCGGCGACACACACGAAGCTCGACATCGGGAAGGAAATGGATGCAGGAAAAGTAATTATCATCAATAATTCAAAAGCCGTGCTTGGCGACGAAGGAGCGGAATTCTTCGGCCGTTTCTTCGTGGCACTCATCGCACGGGCGGCACAGCAACGCGGAAGCAGGCCGTCCGAAGCCAAGAAGCCGTGCTTCGTCTATATCGACGAGTGCCAGTCCGTTATCGCGAAGGACGCGCGCATTCCCGTCTTATTGGACGAGTGCCGCTCCCAGAAAATCGCGCTCATTCTCGCCCATCAACGGACTGCCCAGCTCACGGCTCCGGTCTTAGATGCCGTAGCCAATTGCGCCATACGGATGGCAAACAGCGACGATGAAGCCAAGTATCTCGCGCCCAAGCTGCGCATGGACGTTGAAACTCTCCAAGCCCTACCGCGAGGCACATTCGGGACGTTCGTCCGCGACCTCACTCCACGCGGCATCGAAGTTGCCGTTTCGAAGCTCGACCTCTCGACCTTCCCAGGAATGTCGGCAGACGAGTTGGTCGCGCTCCGCGAGCGTATGCGCTCTGACTTTGCCTCCGGCAATTCGCCGCCTCCACCTCCTTTGCAATCTCTCCCCAACAAGCCCGCGCCCTCACCCGCCGAAAGTCCCGACGCCGCTACGTCGTGGTAAAATTCATTCGTAGTTCGCCGTGGCGCTTCACTGCGCCCTGTGACAGTGGATTTTTTTATCTGTAATTGAAAGGATGCATGGATGCAGCGAAGAACCGCGACCGTTTCTCCACCGCGCCGAGGCTGAATAAGCGCGGGCAGCCCATCGCTGCCCTCATGGTGGACCGACAGCCGCACGTTCTCCGCACGCTTGCCGAACACGGCACCCTGAATGTCTACGACATCCACACCATCGTCGGCGGCAATCTGCGCTCACTGCGCGCCACGATAGACATCCTCAAAAGCAAACCGAACGAATACATCCGCATTATTCCGGAGCAGCTCCGGACGCGTAATTTGCGGGAAAATCTGTACTACCAGCTCGCCCCGCGCGGCGTCGAATGGCTCAATGCCAATGGCCAGCGCGCGCAGCAGCCGCGCCGCGTCTACAACCTGGGCCACACCGGCCTTGTCTCCCACATCATGGCGTCGCTTAGCGCCGGCATCGCGCAGCACGACGGTAGCCGCTTCGTTTCTTGGGACGAGATGCAGACGCATCCGAAATTCCCGAAGAAGACGCTCGAAGCGAAGGACAAGACCGCCATCCCGCATCCGAAGGGGAGTATCCGGCCGGACACGCACCCATTCGGTATCGAGCTTTTGAAGGATGGCAAGAAGGTCTACCGCTTCTTCGTCGTCGAAGCCGACAACGGCACCGAAACAATTAAGCCAAGCCGTCCTGACGAATACACGGGCAACTCAATCTACGCGAAGTTCGAGGCGTATCTCGACTTCGTCGAGCATAAGGGCTTCCACACGTATTACGGCTTGCCCAACTATTTCGTCCTCTTCGTTTTCTCCAACACCGCACGGCTCGAACACGCCAAAGAACTGCTTGCGTCAATGACGCGTGCGGGATCTCGCTACGTCCTCTTCCAGCTCGCCAATCACGAAAACCCACCCGGCTACATTTTCACGACGCCCTGTGAGCGCGTCGGGCATCCGTCTCTTCGCCTTAATCAACCATAGGAAGGGAGGTGAGACTATTGGGTATCTTCGGCACGAAGACCTACTTTTGCACACGCTGCGGCGTGACCTGGGAAGAAAGCAACGGGCTTTTCGGCAATCAATCCCGCTGCCGGTACTGCAAGCGCCTCTACAATGCATTAGGCAAGCGAGGCAGGGATATCGTCGCTCCCAAAGAAGACGACAGCCCGAAGGATTAAAAAAGAGGAGCGCCGTGAATGGCGCTCCTTTCGTATTTCTCCTCGCTATTCCTGCGGGACCGGTTCTTCCCCGCTCGGCAACGGGGGCATCAATACAAACCGCCCGTCCCACGCCAATGGCGTAGTGGTGAGTTGGATTGATAGACCTTCTTCGCCTGAGCGGAAATTCCACGCCGCGCCGACCGTGACCCAGCCGTTTCCGACTTTCGCACGAGCGATGTAACGGGGTTTCGGACGTGTCCGTCCGTTCGCTGCCGGGGCAGCATTTGTTGAGGTGCTCATACGCAACTCTCTTTCTCTCGCTTTCAAGTGCGAGTGGGGCGAGGCGACCGCTTTTATGCGGTTACGGTCGCGAGCGTTTGTTCTCACCAGTGTTGACGCACCGTCGCATTACTCCCCCCACTCGCATTCGAAAACGGTTCAAGCGCGATGTGGCGGCGACAAGAGTTGAACTTGTTTATCGATGGTTATGGGCCATCGAAGATACCGACCTCCCCGCCGCAACACCGCGCTCGAATGCCTATCCCCAATCGTACCGCACCAAGTCGCACCACCGTGCTTCAATTGTGGATAGGAAAGAGAGGTGCGCTATGAGCGACACCAAGTTCGTTGATTTCCAATTAGTGAAGGAAAAAGTGAGCTTCGAACAGGTCATGCAAATGCTTGGCCTGAAGATGCAGCAGAGCGGCGGCCAATTCCGCAGTTCATGTCCCGTCCACGGCGGCGGCGAGCGAACACTCGTCGTTACACCCACGAAGGGCTTTTACTGCTTCGCGGACAAGAAGGGCGGCGACCAAATTGCGCTCGTCGCGCACGTGCGCCAGTGCGGCAATAAAGAAGCCGCCCAGGCGATCGCCAGCCATTACTCACTTGGACAAGCTGCGGTCAAAGCCGCAGCGGGTCCCAAAGAGCCCCCAGCCCCGACCGCCAAGGGTCTACAGCCGCTCGGCTACCTCGAAGCCGACAACCAAGCTGTACAGGCCCTTGGCGTGTCGGCGGAGACCGCAAAGCTCTTTGAGAGTGGGTACGCTGCCAAAGGTGTTCTTCGGGGCCGCTATGCCGTGCCTATCAAGCAAAAGGACGGCTCGTTGGTCGCCTACGTCGGAGTTGCGGTGTCGGACGAGCAATCGCCCAGACTGCAATTCCACAACTTCGACCCGTCGGCGGTGCTGTTCAATCAAGACGCTGCCGGCGCCAGCCATCTCACCGTCTGTCGCGACCCACTCTCGCTCATCCTGGCCGTTGAGAACGGTGTGCCGCGCGAGGAGCTTGTATCGTTCCTTGCGCCTATCACCGCCCTGTCCTTGCAAGTCCTTGCAGCCTTTATGGACGAGAACGCGGTCGAGACGGTCGACCTGTACTGACACTCGCCAGCCATCCGGACGCTAAGACGCGGGCTACATTGGAGCCAACCTGTGGTGCGTATCTTGCCGAGGCTCCTACCAGCGCGAGTTGCCGCCCTGCCACTACGGAATGGAGGGCGGCTTTTTCTTGAAACATAATTTGATGAATGTGCGCGGCGCTCCATAGCGCACCATTGCGCCCTGCCCGACTTCTCAATGAAAAGCGCTCTTGCTACGCGCGAGGAATGACGCGCGACGAGCAAATCCAAGCAAACGACCAGCTCCGCCAATTCATGCGAGGTGGACGCGTTGAAGTCTGCCATGGGCCTTACGAGCTGGACGACCGGCTCATCGGCCGCGTCCTCGTTCGCCTCGGCCTCTACAACACGTTCGACGACAAGAGCCTACACGACCACGGCGTCTTCATCTTTTCTGGCTTCAGCTTCGAATGGCGAATTGAGACCGTCGATGCTGAGCGCGTCTTACGCGTGTGGGTAAATCGAGATGTGCTCGCGCACGCGGGTTAAAATTCACTACGGCCTTGTGCCCACTAAATCATCAATCCGCTGCTGTCAGTAATCCAGCCGCACCCAAACTGCCCCGCCAACGTGGGGCTTTCTTTTTGTGCGTTACAATTGGCGCAGAGAAGTCGCAGGAGGACTTCATGCGCAAATGGATTGAAATCGACGGGCGCCGATATCGCTGGCGCGATATTCTCCGCGTCCGACGCGAGCAAGACAAAGAAGAGAGACAGCACAGGCAACCGGCGCTCTTCGACCTTCACGACGATAAGCGGCCCGCGTCGCAAGCTACCGTCGATGGGCGATACCAGGAGCCCACGCTCTTCAAAGTCGATTAAGACCTAACCCCGGCGTTTACGCCGGGCTTTTCCTACTACATCTCATGCTTGACACTGCTCTTTTACACAATCTAAAGTTGGCACGTAAATAAATTATGGGGGGCCGTCATGGCAAAAGGCTTCGGAATAGCTGCACTCGTGTTCGCCATTCTCGCGATCTTCATTCCGCTCGGCATTGTTCTTTCGGTAGTCGCAATAGTTCTCGCGATTGTCGCCGCCCTCGCTGGTGACAAGATATTTTCGATAGCGACTGCCCTGATCGCACTCGTGAACACATTCGTTCTTAGTCCGTCGACATGGATACTCTTGGCCGGGAGCGACGCGAACGCGAGCAGCGTGCTCAAAGTCTTTTTCTTCGTCATTTGTATGCTGCCGATTGGAGCCGTCGCTTTGCGTTCAGCCGGAAAGCTATCCATCCCTACGTGATATACTCTACTTAGTTCCCCTCATGACGCCCGATGAAAACCATCGGACACGAGCAACACCGCCTGACGCTTTGCGTCGGGCGTCATGGCGAGAACAAAAGAAAAGCCGAAGCTCTACGTCATCCGAAAGTACGTGATGGCGTGTTCGGTCGTCGAAGCCGCGCGCAGAGAGAAGGTAGCGCCGGTCCATGAAATTTTCATAGACGAGAAGTGGCAGGAGAAACATTTAGCGGACGCCATTGGCTTCGCCGCCAGTCCAAAGGATGTATGAAACGCGGTGGATTCCTAAAGCGCAACACGCCGCTTGCTAAGAAAGGCAAGTCCGACACCACGCTCCTCAAAGATGCAATTCAAGACGAGCTGCATCGTATCGTAAAAGCGCGAGACGACGGATGCATACTTCGCGGGAGCTTCGACGTTCCCTCGTGCGGCGGCTATGCCAAAGACGGCCACCTCATACTTCAAGCAGACCATCTGCTCACCCGTGCAAACAGTGCCACCTTCGCCGATCCACGCCTCGTAGTCTGCGTCTGCAAGGCTCATCACGGATGGAAATCATTGGGTGGCAATCGAAACAAAGCACAATACGATGCGGCAGTCCGCGCCGTTCTTCCTCCAGACCGCGTATCTCTGTGGGATGCCGCAGAAAAAGATAGCTGGCGTCCGCACCGCACTTCATCAACGGACTGGGCAAAGGAACTGGCATATCTGCGCATGATATGAACGACGAAGACCGCTACTGACCGAACAGGCTTTGATACCAACACACGTGCTACACTGAAGCGATATGGGCCGTCCCACCGATTACGACAAAGACGTTGTCCCCTCAGTCCGCGACTACATTGATGCGCGCAAAACTGACGGACGTGTCCCTAGCATTGAAGGCTTGGCCGTATTCCTCGACGTGAATCGCTCAACACTTTACGAGTGGGCGAAACATCACCCTGCGTTTTCCGACATCTTAGATGCGCTTCAGTCAAATCAGGCTGAAATGCTCATCGACAACGGCCTCAGTGGCAAATTCAACGCGCCCATCACCAAGATGATGCTCACGAAGCATGGCTATAAAGACGCAAGCGACATTACTAGCGGCGACCAGCCATTAAGCGCCCTCACGGCTTCTGACAAAGCAGCAATCGACAAGCTTCACGACGTTCTCAAGCAATCTAGCGCTTAGCGATGCCCTCGCGATTGCAGAGAGCCTAACTCCCGACGGCAGACGAGAGCTGTTCAAGGACGAGCGGTATTTTCCCGTCTTCTTCGCCTATTACTTCCCGCAGTACATCAAATATCCGTTCGCCGACTTCCACTTTGGGATGTTCGGCGACCTCTTGCGCTTGCTCTCCGGCGCAATCCGAGAATTGGCGTGGATTATGTTCCGCGAGAGCGCCAAGACCTCGATAGCCAAAGCGCTCGTCGTCTATCTCATCGTCGAAAAGAAACGGCGCTACATCAACGTAGACAGTTACGAGAAAGCGAACGCTGAAAACGTCCTCTTCGATGTCGCCGATGCGCTAATGAACAACGCGGCAATCGTGCGCGACTTCGGCCAGCTCTTCACGAAGAAGCATACGGACGAGCTAACGATGCGTCGGCTCTCCAAGTTCATCACCCGCAACAAGGTGATGGTCGAAGCACACTCGACACAAGAGAGCTTGCGAGGCCGCCTCTTTCAGGACCAACGCCCCGACTTCGTTCTTCTCGACGACTTCGAGACGAACAAGACCAAGGACAGCAAGGCGTACATCGAACAGGTGCAGAAGCACATCGACGAACTGGCAACCGGTCTCAGCTCTGATGCTGCCGTTCTTTATCTCGGCAACTACATCACCGAGTTCGGCGTTGTGAAGAAGATTATGGACCGCGCAAAAGAGGATGCGCGGCTCATCATCCACAACGTGCCGGTCATTGAGAACGGCGTGCCGACGTGGCCCGCGAAGTATGCACTCACCGATGACGAAGCCACTCGCACCGGGAAAGTCAGCCTGGAGGACAAGAAGCGCCAGGTCGGCTCAGTCGTGTTCTCAGCCGAGATGCTGAACCAGCCGATCGACAGAGAGACGGCGATATTTCACCGCGAGATGTTCCGATACAAGCCGTTGGAAGAGCTGCAATCCAAGAAGACCCGCCGCTTCCTCACCATCGACACCAAAGGTACGGACGCGAAGTTCGATGGCACCGACTACATCGGCCTCACACTCAATTACGTCGACATCGATAACAATTGGCACTTCATGTCCTACCGCATGAAGCTGTCGACGGCCGAGCTAGTCGACCTCATGTACAACTGGTGGAATACGCACGGCCTTGAAAGTATCGGCTACGAGCGCACCGCGTTCACCGAAGGCATGAAGGCCTATCTCGATAGCGAAGCCCGACGCCGCAATAAATTTCTGCCGCTTATGGAGTTGTCCCACCGGCAGACCAACAAGCAGATACGCATTCAGCAATCGCTAGAGCCGCGCTACGGCCGCAAAGCGATATTCCACTTAACGGTTGCCGCCGTTAATCAATGCAAGGATTTAGAAGACGAGCTTCTAAGCTTCCCTAAGTCGCCGAATGACGACACAAGTGATAGTGCGGCCTATCAAAGTGAGATGGCGCAACCGCCTGCGGGAGGCAGGGAAGACGTTCAAGTTGCCGAAACTCGGCGGCGGTTGACCGCAAACCAATCGCGCTAGGAATGATATTATTTGCCTATGCATCTACTTCGCCGCTTCATCTGCTTCTTCTTCGGCCATCGTGCGACGTTGCGGCAGCGCGACACCACTCTCGCCTCGCTATGCGCACGCTGCGGAAAAGAAGCGTACGAGGTACCCAATTTCTTCAAATACACAATGCGAGCAAACGTGACACGCGGCGACATTGAGCGCCGAATGGCTGAAAACCCGCCCAAGGGCTATTCATTCGTCGATTGCAACTGGAAGAAGCGGAAAGCGAAGTTCGTGAGCCCTAACGGCGTTGCGAAGCACGTTGGCATCTAGCCGGCATCATGGTCCATCATATCTTCCGCGGCATCGACCGCAGAAATTTGTGTCCCAACTATTGATCGTGCCGTCGCTCGAACACTCCCACTTCTTGGTCTCACTTCCGTACTTCTTGCTGCAACTGCCGCAATTGCCTTGATGCTGCCAACTATTAACGTTGCCGCAATTGTTGCAAACCCACACTGGCCTATCCGCCATGACACTCTCCCCCACTGGTTCTGCTTGACAGATAAGAAGATGTTATAATTGCAACGCGTCAACCGCTAGCTATATGTCCTCAATCTTCGACTTCGTCAAAGACCAGCGCACTCAGTATCGCGCCTACACCATCGAGATCGCCGACGGCTACGACTACTCGCAATATCAGACGCTTCGCACCATTGAGCTGTACCACAACAGCAAATTCGAGACCGGCAATAAAGACAGTCTCGGCCGCGAAAAGCCGTTCTACAACATCTGCAAATTCCGCGTGAACGTCGCCACCCGAGCGACCGACATCGACACCAAAGACGTAAAGGTATCGAGCCAGGCCTCCAACGGCTACACCCAGTCCTTCATACTCTCGCTCAAGAACCGAAACTGGATGAAGCAATCGCACTTTGCTTCGTTCCTCAACCGTATGGGCGCCACGCGCGCAAAGTACGGCGGAGTGTTGGTCAAAAAGACGGAGCAGAAGGGCGAGTTGTGCCTGCACGTGATGCAGTGGCGCAACATGATAACGGACCAAGTCGATATCCGAAGCGGCGTCAAAATCGAGCGCCACTACTACACGCCGGCCGAGTTACAAGGCATGGCAAGTGCCGGATGGAGAAATATCAACGACGCCATAGCGACTGCCCAGAAGAAGCAAGAAGCGACGGCGGGAAAGAGCCCGTCTCGCGAAAACCGCACGCCGGGCGACTACATCGAGGTCTTCGAAGTCCACGGCGTTCTGCCCAATAGCTTCCTCACGCCAAAGGAAGGGCAGCAGGCCGCAAGCGCCGACAGCTATTCGCGTCAAATGCATATCGTCATCTTGGATGAAACCGACAAAGAAAAGACGACCGGCGTTTCGCTCTTTGACGGCCCCGAAGACGAAGACCCGTACAAATATCTGCCGTATGAAGAAGTGGACGGCCGCGGACTTGGCGTCGGCGTCGTTGAGGATTTGTTCGAAGCTCAGGTATGGACGAACTACAGCGTCAAAGCGAAGAAGGACCTCCTCGACCTTGCGGGCAAAATCATTTTCCAGACAAGCGATTCAAGCATCGCCGCCAAGAACGTACTTACCGACATCGAGAACGGCACCATTCTTCAGACCGCACCAAACTCTCCCATCACTCAAGTCAGCAACGTGCCCGCATCTTTGGGCGGTATCGCGCAGCTCATGGACGACTGGGACACGCAAGCGCAGAACGTTACTTCTACTTATCCCGCCATCCTCGGCCAGACCCCGCCACACGGGACCGCGTTCCGCCTCATGGCCGCACTGAGCCAAGAAGCGTCCGCGCTGTTCGAGTATCGACGCCAAGAGGCAGGAATTTTCGTCCAGGAGATGTACGATGACTGGATATTGCCGTTTCAGGTGAAACAGACTCAAACGGACAAAGAATTGGTTGCCGACCTTGACCCTGACGAGCTGCAAATGCTCTCCGATGCTCTCGCCAATACAGAGGCAGTCAAGTTCGCGAAGAAGCGAATTTTAAGCGGCAACGTGGTTACACAGACCGACCTCGAAACGGTCAAGCAATCTGTTCGCTCCGCAAGCATGAAGCTACGTCGCCGTGGTTTCACGAACTTCGCGGACCTTTTTGAAGACTGGGCTGGCTTCGTCGAAGTCGACATCACGGGCGAGCAGCAAGACAAGCAAGCGCTCCTGTCAACGCTCTTTCAGCTCTTCGGCGCCATCGCGCAGAACCCGACACTGTTGCAAAACCCGACGCTCGCCAAGATTTTCAATCAGATCGTCGAGACGGCGGGCGTATCGCCCCTCTTCATGCAGACGAACGCGCAGAATTCCGGCCAAATCGCGCCGCCTCCGCAATCCGATATTCCAAATCCGCCCGCACCACCCGCGCCACCGCAACCTTCGCCAATAACCGCTAACGCTCCTGCTTTGTGAAACAGGAAGACCAGAAGCTAATTGCCGCTTTCGTGCAGAACACGCCGATGTTCGAAGCCGTACGGGGCATCCTTTTGAGCGGCATGATTGGCGAAGACTTCGCCGCAAAGAATTGGATATTCGCCATCGACAAGAATCAGAGCGACAGCGCTTACGGCAAGCGCGTGAAAATCACTGCCGAAGCACTCCGCTGGCTAGAAAGCGGCTTCAATGACCTCAAACGCATGGGCGGCGGTAATCCACAGCCCTCCAAGCTGAACGAGGCGAGGTAGGTGTTATTATTCATTTTATAAGCGGTCATCGGCCCGCTTCATCAAAGCCCCTTATTCATGGCAAAAGAAGATGAGCAGCAGTCGGCTTCACAGACTGACGGAGAGGATACTGGCAACGACTCCGACAACAACGGCCAGCAGCAGGACGAAACTACCGAAGACCTAGAGAAAGTCCGAAAGGACGCGAAGGCCTACGGTGACACGAAAATCCGAGCTGAAAACGCCGAGACTGCCCGCGACTCGTACAAGCAACGCTTGATTGACGCAGGCTTCGACCCGGATACGGGGAAAGCCAAGGAGCAGACTCAAAGTTCTTCGACAGGCGACCAGAAGCGTCTCGACCGGATCGAACTTAATTCTCTCGGTATCAAAGACCGCGAGGAGCAAGACCTCATCCTGGGCGCGGCGCAACGCCTCGGTGTCAGTTTGAGCGAAGCAGCAAGCGACGATGTCGTTTCGGCCAAGCTCGAAAAGATGCGCGAGGCTCGCAAGACGAAAGACGCCACGCCGGCACCGTCCCGCACCGGTCAATCGACCGCGAACGTGACGCGCTTGGCGGAAAAGGCACTCTCGACTGGCGAACTACCGTCCGACCCGAAGCTTCGAACTGAGGTACGGGCCGAAATGAAACGTCTGACGAAGAAATAGAAAGTTGCGGTGCTAGTTGCGGTTTAGCATTTCTTCACTAGCACTTTATGTCCAATACCATTGCAGATGGCGCACTGCGCCAACTGTGGATGCAGGGCGTTCAGGAAGACCTCGATAAGAAGCTGGTTGCCAAAGGCATCGGCACTATCGACTCTCGCGCCTCTCGAATCTTCCACAATCCATTCAACAGCACTCCGGTCGGTACGAACGGGACCAAGCAGTCCACGTACACGACGGAGAACATGACCTCGACGGATGACACGCTCACCGTCGCGCAGCGTGCCGCAATTGCCGAGCAAATCGACAATTACGAGCAGATCATGGCCGACTACGACTTGATGTCGCAACAGGAGCGCCGCCAAGCGTACCGCCTTGCGGACTACATCGACCAATACGTCCTCAATATGCCCGTGTCGAAATCCGGTGTCCGGCAAATCGACAACGGCATCATCGGCGGCGGCGCGAGCGATAGCGCTGGCTATGTGCTGTCATCTTCGAACGCGAACACGGCCGCCAACACACTCGCTGAATATCTCGCGCTCGGCAACGCCGCGCTTGAAAACGGCCTCTTCTGGGTCGTGTCCCCTTACGACATGACGAAGATTACCGGCTACGCGCAGTCTCACGGCTTCAACCTGCAAGACTCCGCCATCAGCCAAGGTTATCTCGGCTCGGCCGGCAAGGTGTTCAGCGGCATGGACCTGTTCGTGTCGAACAACCTGACCCACACGGTCAACTTGGAAATCGCGACCAAGCCCACCGCCAACGACACCGTTTCGCTCACGGTCAACGGCCGCACCGTCACCTTCAAGTTCGTTGCTACCGCGACGAACGCGGGCGAAGTGACCATCGGCGCTGCCGTTGCGAACTCGCAGGCTAACCTCATCGCCGCCATCAACAACGCGGGGGGCGGCAACTATGTTGACTTGTCAGCGAGCGACCGCCAGGCGCTCACGATGGCCTCGCCGCAGTCGGCACCGGGGACTTACGCGATGGCTGCCGCGTTCGCCACGAACGTGTCTGCCATCACCGTCTACGGCTCTCTCGCAGTGAGTTCGTCACTTGCGGCAGGAGACCCGGACGGCTTCAGCACTGTCATCCGTCACTCGATCGCGGGCGTGAAGGGTTCGCTCTTCCTCGCGCTTCCCGGCGACGGCATGGCGTTCAAGTCAATCGACGTTTCCGGCAAGCACGGCAAGGAAATCTCGACCTCGCAAATCTACGACGCGACTATCTGGAACAACCAGAAAATCGAAGTCCTCAACGTGCTCTTGTCCTAACGGACAACACCAGCCTTGCGGGCTGGTGTGGCGGGGTCGTCCGGGTTGCACCGCAACGCCTGAGGCCGCCCTGCCGCACGAGCCCGCAGAAGCTCGCACCATGCAATTCAACGACACAACAAATAAAAGCGGTTTGCTGCAAGACGCTGAATTCTGGTGCGGCCTTGCCGACGGCGCTATTAGTGGCAATTCGACGCTCAAAGCAGTCTTCACGCGCCTTATCAACCTGCGCTACGCCAAGACGCTCGCGAAGGTGCAGCTCCTATCCGGCAAAGACGGCGCGGAAGATACCAACTATTCCGGCCAGCAATTCTCGCTCTTCTCCATTATCGCCGGACAGAACGACTACCAATTCCTCACGGACCAAGACGACAACACCATCACCGACATAACGGGCGTTCTCATCCAGCCTCCCGGCCAGTCCGACTTCGTGATACTGAAAAGACTGCCTCTTTCAAACGCCGACGCGCAGCTCATCATGTCGCCGAATGCGTCGAACACCGGCACGCCTAAGGGATACATTGAAAAGAACAACACTGTCTTTTTTGACATCACTCCGAATTTCGGCGGCACCGACATCGGTAAACTTTTCTACCGTCTTGTGCCCTCGTATTTCACATCCACCGACACCGATAAGGCCCCTGGCTTCGTCGAGGACTACAATCGCATCCTTTCCGTTGGAGCCTCTTACGATTGGCTTTGCGTCAATAAGCCCGAAGCGACGTTGCTAGTCGAGCGTTGCAACGCCGAGCTAAGCGAAATGACTTCGGACCTCGCCGACTACATTCGGCAAAAGAACCCGACGCAGATACGGGTGACGGGCGCTTACCATTCTTCACGCTGATATGGCCGACCTCACCAACATCGAAAAGCACGACGCAAGCCTCACGAAATTCGTGAAGCCGCACGTTGGACAAGTCTTCTATGGCTGGCTCTTCTGGTTCACGCGCCCTGTTTTTGCGCTTCACCTCACCAACGTCCTCAAGCATGACGGCGCATTAACAGCGATTCCTAAACACTAATGTATGTCAGACAATTTCACGTTCGACCAAGGCTCAGACAAAACCGGAGCAGCGAAAGATGTCGGCGGCGTTCTCTATCCTCAGACTATCGCTACCGAAAGTGATGGGAGCGATACCGGCCTTGCGGCCAAGCTCGGCGGCATAACCGAGACAGCGCCCGCCTCAGACAACGCCTCGTCCGGCTTGAACGGGCGCTTGCAACGCATCGCGCAACGTCTCACAACGCTCATAGGCAGCACCATCGCCGTCAGCGGGACATTTTGGCAGTCCGTCCAGCCTGTTTCTGGCACCTTCTGGCAGACGACGCAGCCTGTCTCAGCGGCCTCCTTGCCGCTACCGACCGGCGCGGCCCAAGAGACCGGCGGCAATCTCGCGACCATCGCAGGAGCTATTTCATCCTCGAAAATGGCGGTCAAAGCCGCGAGCGGAGACTTTGCCGATGGCGCGCTGGCCACTATCGGTGCCAAGGCCGACGCCAAGAGTACCGCGACCGACACGACCGCTATCTCGGCCATGTCGGTTTGGAAGCAGATAAGCGCTTCCGTTCAAGCCATCGCTACGTCGATCGCCGGCACGCTCACGGTCGCGACCCACGCCGTAACGCAATCGGGAACGTGGAATGTCACGGTGAACGCCGCCATCGCGGCCGGTACCAACATCATCGGCAAATTCGGCATCGACCAGACGACGCCCGGCACCACGAACGGCGTAACTCTGGTCCCTGCGACCTCTGGCGGACCAACGGTCCAGCGCGTCAAAGCGGCTGCAAGCACCAACGCAACGAGTGTGAAAACTTCGGCAGGGCAAGTCTATGGCTGGGCGCTCTTCAACAACACCGCTTCCGCGAAGTTTTTCAAAATCTACAACAAGGCGTCATCGCCGACGGTCGGTACTGACACGCCTGCATTCACGATAATTATCCCTGCAAGCGGCGGCACGAACGTCGCGTGGCCGCAGGGCGTTCCACTCGGCACGGGCATCGCCTTCGCGATTACTGGAGCCGTGGGCGATAGCGATACTACTTCGACCGCAGCAGACGACGTGCACGGAGTGCTTCTCTACAAGTGATATGGCTGTTGCATTTGACAATGCATCCGGCGGTTCGTTCACCAACAGCCTCTCACATACCGTTATCGGATCAACGAACACCTATACGGTCGCTGCCATCATCGGCGACCTCTCGGACACGCTCACCGGTATCACTGCTAACGGAAGCGCCATGACGTTCATCACCAAGAAACAATATCCGAGTGATCGCTGGCTGTATCTCTACGGCATCACTGGATTGACAGGCACATTCAATATTGTTCCTTCGGGCAACACGTACAGCGATTTGTACGCTGTCTCATATACCGGCGTCTCACAAACCGGCCCCATCGACAGCACCAATACCGGTGCCACATCCTCGACGACGGTCTCTACCTCAACCACCGTCGTTGCGTTAAACTGCTGGCTTGTCGCCTTCGCTTATGGTGGCGGTAATATCACCGGTATGACAGGAGGCGCGTCCTTACGTGGAGTAGACTCCGGCGCCGACTCTGCGCGAATGGCCGACTCGAACGGTACTGTTCCAACAGGGGCCCAGAGCATCTCCTACAGTTTTTCAAACAGCAGTACACACGCATGGATGGTCACATCGCTCGTGCCATTCGTAGCAGCCGGCACGACCACCCATTCGCTCGGCACCCTCGGAGTCGGCTCCTGATGTATGCAAAAAATCTTCGAAATCGGCACGAAGGAGTTCATGACCGGCATCGCGCCGTCTTCTCAGCTCCAAACCGGAGGACTTTGGCACCACGCTACGGGCATCAGTGTCGCAAGCGACTTCACGGTCGGCAGTGACGACATCGGCATCTTGCAGGCTGCGCCAACACCCGACGATATCACTGGTTCAGTCATCGCCGACGTGGTCATCGCGGGAGCGCTCGATGCAGGCGCGACCGATGGAGTCTATTACCTGTGGGATAAGAGCGGAATTCTGTACAGCATAGATTTAGTCGGCGATAATAATCCAGTTAAGATCACCGTAGGTTCAGCCGCGGGCGCGAGTGCCAACGGCCTTTTCATCATCAGCCACACGACAGGCGTGAAGAGGGTCTATTACTTCCGCGAAGGCGACTTCGGTTACTACGGCGACCTGAACGGCACTCCCAGCTTCCATACCGCCCAATACTCCACCGGGGTCGTCAGCACTCCGCACCACCCTACTCACCGCCTCTTCGACCGCGTCTATTTCGGCAACGGCCGCTACATCGGTCAGGTCCAGGATGATGGTTCAGGTGATATTGATTACGACTCACAAGCCCTCGACTTCGAGAACGATTACATCACTACCTGTTTGAGCGATGACGGCACGTATCTCGTCGCTGGCATCACACGAACCGCAGGAAGTACGGCAAGCCTGTACGGCTCATCGAAGGTCATCTTTTGGGACACCAGCAGTGACTCGTGGCAGCGCGAATGGGATCTCCCAGGCGAGACAATCCTCAGCGTACGCCGCGTCAACCAGACGATGCTCGCAATCACGGCGCGCGGCATTTACACCTTTACGTTCAACACGCCTCCGCAACCTCTCGACTATCCGCTTCCAAGCGCAGCCATCCCGCCCTACACCTTCCCCACCCACGGCGCGACGACCGTCCTCAACGAAGCGCTCCTGGTGGGTGGAACCGACCTCATCTCATCCTTCGGTAAGCTCATCCCCGCGATGCCCAACGCGTTCATGCAGCCGTTCTCTTCGTTCAATGGCAGTTCCATAATTCTCATTGATTCCGTGCGCCAGGGCAGACTCTTCGTGAGTACCGCCGATGGCAAACTCTACCGCGTCACATTCGGCGCGACACCTCTCACAGGCGTTTCAGCCGAGACAATCTTTGTTGACCTAAAGGCATGGTGGCAGGTCCGCAAAGTCGTACTTGAATTCGACGGCGCCCTCACGACGAGCGATGAAATGAGCATTCAGGTCCAGACGGACCCTGAAGCATCGGCGCAAGACTGGGGCGACGCCACATTCACCGACAATGGCGCGATCCGAACAAAAGACATTTTCAATTCGATTGATGCCCGCAAGCTCAAAGTCATCATCAACTTCGATGCCGGAGCCGTAAAGCTCCGCAGCTTTCAGGTCTGGGGCGACCCAATCGAAGCCCCAGCCAATCCGCGCGTATGAGTGATAAACCTAGTGTTACAATTGCCTATAGCGAACCGCAAATGCCGCAATTTCACGTTCGCTCGCTCGATGACTTGCGCAACGGCCTCATGTGGCTTGGCGTAATCCCTCGCATCTATTCCGGCCAAGTACATTCGGGAGGCACGGCGGGTTCGCCGTTTCCGTCCGGCTGGTCTGTTTCTGGGTCGGGCGGCTCTTATACGGTCACGCACAACTTGGGTACGACTAATTACGTAGTGGTAGCGAACTCCGTCACTTCGGGAGGCAACGTTCTTATGATCGTGGATTCCAAGAACGCAGATGACTTTACGGTCTTAGCCAAGAATGCCGGGAATCCGGCCAACACAGATTGGAATTTTATACTTCATGTAATCCCGTAACGTATGGCCGATGTAACACTCACTCCCCAAGCCCAATCCGGTCTCGACTATTTGAAGACTGCAAATCCGTCGCTCGCCTCGAATATTCTGTCATCAGGCTTCAATGAAGCAGCGCCGGTAGATGCGCAAACACTCACCCAAGGCTCCCAATTTAATCTGCCCACCTACACGCCGCCCGTAACATCGAACAATACCGCGCCGCCGCCAGGATGGGACGCTACTACTTACGCGAATTTCAAGAGCGCGAACCCTACCCTAGAGCCTGACGCATACGACACAGGCGTGATGCAGGGCACCATAACGCCTCAGGGCAGCCAACCAATCGACTTCGGTGTCACAAAAGATCAGAACGCCGTCGATTCAACCCAAAGCGAACTGAAGACGGCCGAGGACCAGCAAGGTCAAAAAAGCGCCGTGCAATCGCAATTGGAAGACCAGCAGGGCGTCCCCGGCATCAACAGCACGCTCCAAGAGCTATATGCCAAGGATGCGAACTACGCCGCCGACCTCTCCAATCTCAACTCAAACGAACTGCAAACGGACCTAACAAGCGAGGACCGTTTTGCGCCCACATCCGCCATTAGTGGCGAGCAAGCGCAGGCCGCGCGCCAGAAGGCATTCCTCGCCCAGAACGTCAACATTCAACGCGCTACGAACTCCGCTGCCATCACCGCCGCGCAGGGCAGGCTTTCGCTCGCCAACGACTACATTACGAAGGCACTCGACGCCCAATTCACACCCATCGCGAGCCAAATCGATTATTTGAAGACCGTCCTTACCCAAAACCAAAGCAACCTGTCAGACGCGGAAAAAGAGCAGCTCCAATATCAGATTACGCAACAGCAAAACGCACTCGACCAGCAAAAATCTGACAAGACCGACATCTACAATGTCTTGCTCGCCGCCGCGCAGAACGGCGCGGACGCAAACACGCTCCGTACCATTCAAAGCGCCACCACTCCCGAAGACGCGATTGCCGCCGCCGGCAATTCTTTGAACACGCCAAAAACACAGGTGGTCAATGCCAACGGACGCGCTCTCCTTGTGAACACGCAAACCGGTCAGACCATCGCCGACCTCGGCACCAATGACGCTGCGCTCAGCCTTTCTTCATCGACCAATGGCGTTTCTGTCCAGCTTAACGACGGCAGCACCACGACCATCCCGTCAAACCTTGCTCCTTACTTCGCTCAGTCAACAAGCGGTGTTCCCTATGTTGACCTCTCCGCGCTCTCTGCTGGAGAAAAAGGAAAACTCGCGCCATTGGCCGCTCAGCAAGGCTACGGTGTCATCGTGAATGCGAACGAGGCGGTGGACCTGAAGAACATTCAAAATGCGATAAATAATCTCGACACGATGCAATCGACGTTCGCTTCCATCACGTCGCCGAACACCGTCAGCCGCCTCTTCAATAACATCGGCCTCAATCCCGTCGCGACGGCTCTGCAAACTAGCCCTCAAAAAGTCGCGGCAGGAACCCTTAACGACGCTGCGCAAGACATTCTTAAATCCATCTCCGGCGTACAGGGCGCACGTTTCTCCGCAGCCATGATCGACCAAGTGAAGGAAAACTTGCCGACTATTTATGACACGACGGCCACAGCGAACACGAAAATCAATACTGTTCGCTCTCTCATCGCCAACCGCGAGGACGCGCTCCTCAACCAGCCTTCTACGGTGAACTCCGGCACTGACTTGCGCACACAAGTGACGAACGCCGGCTACAATTACGACGCGATGAAAGACGCCGGGTACACCGATGCGCAGATAAAAGCGGCCCTCGGCCAAAACTGATATGGCTCAACTCGACCTCTCTCAATTCAAATTACCGGCCTCCCAAGCACCGACGACTAAGCCGTCAACGCCGGATTTATCCAGCTTCACGCTAGCCAAACAGCCAGCCGTGCCGACCGAAGCAGATGTGCTTGGGCATATCTCCAACGTCGTCTCTTCGATTTTTCCAGGAAAGGAAATCGGAAATGCGCTCGGAGATAACCTCTACGGTATCTGGCAGCTCATCCACGGGAACGTCCAAGGTTTTCAGGATGCCGCCAATGATGTGGGCAAAATAGGTCCGCTTGCTCTCGGAGGCGATGCAGCAGCAACCATCGCCACTCCGGCATCGATGCTCATCGGTGGACCGGAAACTGCTGGTCTAAAAGCCGTGACAGCGCGTGTCGCCACCAATGCTGCCGAAGGTGCAGCGCTCGGAGGCGCAAACGCCGCAGCCAATAAACAGGATATCCCGACAGGAGCCCTGGAAGGAGCTGGTATCAACGCTGCTGGCAGCGGCATCGGTGAAACGGTCAGCGCCCTGCTCAGCAAACTGCCGCTTCGGCTTGTTAGGAGCGCCCTGCCCAAGCTGAAGCCTGGCAATGAGACGACCGTGCTTCAAAACACGAAGCTTGGGAGTGTCTCGTCAATGCTCGACAACTCCAACAACGCGGTCAGCAATCTTGGCGAGAGCGTTCAGCAAATCCTCGCATCTCCAAAATACACAACGCACCTTGGCGACGGAAACGCCGCCATTGAGAACACGCTCGGAGCATTCCCAAATTCTGAATATGACGCCCCTGAAATCGTTCACACCGTCAAAAGCCTTGTCCCGGAGCAATCAAAGCTCGTTTCGAAAATTCAGCAGGGCACCGCTACGCTGGCTGAGAAGAACACCGTGCGCCAAGCGCTCGACAGCGTCACCAAGAAGCGTTTCACCGACCACCCACAGCTCACTTCTCAAAAAGAGATTGGCGCAACATTCGCGGACAGTCTCCGCCGCGAAGTACAAAGCAACGCGCCTGAGACACAGCCCATCTTCAAAACGCTTTCCAAGGAAATCGACGTGCGCAACGCGCTCACGGCAGCAGACAAGAAGCTTCAGAGCAAAAGCGCATTGAGCCTTTATGACATCGTCGCCGCGCTTGGAGGATTGACCACGGCCGGCCCACTCGGCGCCGCCGGCACGGTCGCATTGGAGAAGGCCATCAGAAGTCCCGCGGCGAATATCGGAGCCGCCAAAGCGCTTAATGCCGCAGGTAAAAGCCTTCCTGCGATTAACGCGGTCGGCAAAGCTGCCGCTCCCGCAATCATCAAATCAGTCGTTACCGCTCCAGCTTCTGGGCAGTGAACCCGACCACAACCCCTATGACCACGCACAAAATAAATTGCAACATTCGGCAAGCCTACACCCGATTAAAAATCACGCAATGATGTATGCCCACCGAAGAACAAACATACAGGCAAGGCATCACTGAAAAGCTTGAAGAGATATCCACGTCTCTCGAAGAACAACGCAAGGTCTCCTACTCCACCGCCAACTCGCTCGCTCGCATCGAAATCAAGACGGAAGGTATCGAGACCCAAGCGAAATACACCAACGGCAAGGTCCGTAAAATCATTATTGTCCTTGTGCTTCTCGCTGGCGTTGTCATCGGTCAGGCCTTCGGCAATTGGCATGATATAATTTCCGTACTCGTCAGCGCCGTATGAAGCCTTCACTCGCGTATCCAGTAAGTCCCATATCGATAAACCAGGCATTCGGTCAAAATCTCGCCTACTACGAAACCAACTTCGGCCAGAAGGGCCACCCTGGCATCGACTTCAAGGCGTCGCACGGGCAACCGGTCTACGCGGCGCATGACGGAGCCGCTATCTACATCAAAGACGCGCACGGCGGCGAAGGCATTTGGAATTATGCCGACGGCTTCATCACTATCTACTGGCACCTCATCGGGGATACCGACGTGAGCTTCTTGCCGCCAATCCCTTTCGCCTCGAATGGCGTTCGGACCCGTGTGAAAAGAGGCGACCTCATCGGCTACGCGGACAACACGGGCGCACCATTTGAGTCGACAGGCGACCACCTTCACTTCGGGCTTTTGCTCACCGATGCAAACGGCATCATTTTGAACCAAGACAACGGCACACAGGGCTGCATAGACCCTGAGCCGTACTTCGACGGCACGTTCGCCAATTCTGCGCAAAATGAGCCTACAGCGGCAGATGTCGGCCAAGACCTCACCCAGGTCGAGGCTGCGCTTGAAAACGCGCCTACGCCTGAAATACAAGCCCTAGCAGCGAAGGCATTGGCCCTCATTAAGCAAATGGTCCCGTTTCTCTTTTCCTAGCGGTCGATTTTATCAATCACCGAAAATTCCCATGACGAACATCTTCAATAGCCCCATCGTGCACGGCCTCGTGGCCGCAGGCCTATTCGCCCTTGGATGGTTCCTGACTTCCGGCAACCCGATTCTCACACTTACGATCGGCGCAGTGCTCAAAATGCTCTATTCGTGGCTGGCTAATTACGCCGATTAGAACGCGGTCGCGTTAATGCAAGGAGCCCCGAAAAGGGGCTCCTCTATGTAGTTTGGCTCCTCAGAATCTACTGCTCGCCTCAAGCCTAATCACCATCGACAGCATTGAGCTACCCCGCGACACCTTACACGTACCAATTTTATTACCTATAAGCACTTCTCCTGTCCCGGTCTGCATGAGCTTCTGAGACGTCAAACATTGGTGCATCTTCTGATTATCAAAACCGAATTTCTCGAAGAAAGTAGTCACCATACCAACGAGGCGCTGTGTTTCAACTCCGTTTGTTGGCTCGGAAGTTAAATACGCCTGTATCCCGCCATCTCTAATATTCAAAATCAGCGTATGAACCATATTGTCGCCGGCCGTACGAGTGCTGTCGTACTTGCAATACGGCATATTCGGCGCTTCCCACTGGCACTCCGCGGAGGCTGGCAATGAAGCGCGCATCGCTTGCGCAATTGCAGGCCCGTCCTGTCCGAAAACGTTTCCCGTTCCGAGGAAAGTAAGCAAACACCCAATGAATAGATTTTTCACAACTATCCCCCAAATGCCGACTCTACCCCTGGTCCTCAAGACCGGGGCTACAATGATCCCTATGAACCACACAGCTTGCAAGGCCTAAGGCAAAGTCCCTGTAGCCAGTCCTCATCCCTGCTCCCTTGCAACGACACTGACCAGACGGCAGGGGTGACAGTCGTCGTCATTTCCCCCTGCTTTCGCATCAATGCCTTTGCAAAAGGCTTTTTATTTTTGGCGGTCTTATTTTCGGCGGCGAATGCCGCTTCGACGTTTTTACTCGATCCGTCGGCGCCGTGTGGAATGTACGAAATCACAAAGGCCCCGCGCTATTACGCGCGAGGCCTTTTGTGAATGGACGCCTTTGAGGGCGCGAGAAATGCGGGTCGAACCGTGTTTCTCAAGTCGAATTGTACACTCAATTCGTCCATCCCCAAAGCTTACCATTGTGGACATTCATCAGTTCCACATGGAGGTGGGGATAATCACTTCCTGATGTTTACCTTGTCAGAGCCCGAGTGGCCCTTGATGATATTCAGCGCTTCGGTTTCTGTGTTTGCGGTGCCCACTTCCTCGGTAGCCAGTCCGTTCTCGTTCGTGACCGTCTTGTGCCCGAAGCCGTCCCGGATTTTGTACACGTTCTTGCCGCTATCGACCTTTTTTGAGCTACCCATCTTTTCCTCCATTCAGATGAATTAAGGAGAACTTGGCCGCCCAATGGAAGGTTCGTTCACATTTCGGATACCTGCACACTTCACTGCAAACGAACGCTCACACGTACAATCACTATGTTTGCAGGCACCAATTACAAATTCCATTCCGAAACACCGTACAAATAAGCCATTTCCGCCACTGTGCCGTCGGGCATTTCAGCCCCGACCAATTCCAATCCTTGGCTGGTTACTTCTTCCACTCACGTGTCCCAACCCCGCTCCGCGATCCTCGGCCCTGAAGGGCCTGCGGGTTCCCGGCTCGCGCCGGCCGTTCACCCTCAAGGAACAGCCTTACGGGCTAATGGACAGCAGAGCCGTCCATTAGTCCGCGCCCGTCCTTGAGGGTGTCCGATTCCAGCACTGTATTGGAATTGGTCGGGGCCGACGCCCACGGACACAGGGCGGCACAGTTGACAGTTCCGGCGATTTAACGCCGAGCAGTTATCCACCTGGACAGTTACTTGCTTGCAAGTACAATTACCTCATTAGCCATCATTCATTGACCTATGGATACAACACGACAGTTGCGCGATGTGATTACGAACGTTCTTGTGAGTTGCAGCATCCACAGTTCGGACCTGAAATCGACCGACGACATTCTTGCCGTCCGCGACCATTTAGTAGCGACGCTCTCGCAGACGTTCGATTGGAAGTTTTCGGCTAAAACCGATTGATATGAAGCTCGACACCGAGACCTACGACAGCTTCCGCCGCATCGTCATTTACTTGTCTCCGGACGAAGGCAGGCACTACGCTGAGAACTATTTCCCGAAGCGACACATCTTTCGCGACGTAATGAAGCTCGCCAAGTTTCTCGATGCGAACGCGCCTAAGTCGCACAAAGCTTTATGAGAGAAATCAAATTCAGGGCGTGGGATACGCAAGGTCGCAGAATGATTACTGACATTGAAGCCATTTACTCAAATGGGAGTGTCTATCACATCGAGGTAAACGCAGATACTGACGGTGAGCCAGAACAGCAACAGGCATTGTTACACCAAGACCATGCAGTTCTCATGCAATTCACCGGATTGAAAGACAAAAACAGGAAGGAGATTTATGAGGGGGATATTCTTCAGACACCAGAAGGCGTGTTCCCAGTCGAATGGATGCAGTACTACTTTGCCTTAAAAGGTCTGGCAGACGTCGGTCTTCTTGAGTCATCCCCTCTCGAAATCATCGGCAACATCTACGAGAACCCCGAATTGCTCAAAGCATGAACCTCAAACAATTCCGCAGCGCGGGCGGCAAAGCACGCGCGAAGAAACTATCAAAGAAACGACGACAGGAGATCGCCCGAGCGGGCGGTTTGGCCAGGGCAGCCAAACGTACGGTCACTAAGGATGTGCCGCACGACTGAAGTGTATGGATCGATTCAATTGTGTAGATTGCCTCCGCAACACTATCGACGAATACTACATGGTGCACGACGTAGTCTGGGAAGCTGCAAGGATGCAGCCCCACGGCGGAATGCTCTGCATTGGTTGCCTTGAAACTCGACTTGGCCGCACGCTCACGGCTGACGACTTCACGAATTATCCTATTAATCGCGACGCATTCTCTCACCGTTCAGCTCGGCTACGACACAGGCTCCGCACCCACAGAACACGGAAAGCTGCGTAGCTCCACCGTTCCCTCCCAATTCCCCCAGCCCCGACCTAGCTCATCGCTCGGCCGACGAACTCATTAAACCCGTTCGTTCCGGGCAAGAGCCTAGCATATTGGGCAAGCGCCTCGGCATCATCGGCCGTCGTGCCCGCTGCCACTTTGTCTTTTATCAAGAGGACGCTGTGGCGCAGCTTCGGCGACAGCTCGGAGAGGAAGTTGACGCCGGCAACGAGACGGCTTTCCCGCACGAGCGCCCCATGCGCCTCGCGGCCGTAAAAGCCGAAGTCCGGGACGACAAGCTGCCCTTTGAAATGCGCCATAAGCAGAAGGCCGAGGACGAGCGCGTCAAAGTCTCCCAGCTCCGCGCGGTCGAGTTTCGCCAGGATGATGGAGTTGGGATTGAACGAGAAGTTTGTCGGATTGCAGAGAACGCGTTTCAAGACGGGCGAGACGAGCAAGTCGTCAAGCATCCCACTCACTTCCTCGTCGCCCTGGACCTCATCAAGCTGTTTTGCTTCGAGCAGTGCTTTCAGGAGTGCCCGCTTCCCATTCCGGACCGTCAGCGTGTTCTCACCTTGCGGAGATATCGTATAGAGCACGTCCGCCAGCTCACGCGCCTTTTTGTACGTGATGTCCTTGAGCGGATTGAAACAGTGCTTGTGCGGGTCGAATACCCTGGCGCGCGGGATCTCCGGCACCTTGTCGTCTATGAAAAGAAAGCCGCGTTCCGGCAGCTCAATCGTTTTTGTGAAGCCGACGTAGAGCCGGTTCACACGCGGTGTTTCTGTCGCTCGCTGTATTCACGCTCGTATCGCCGCTGACACATTCGGCACGCTCTCCGTTTCCCGCTGTGAATCAGATTTTTTCCCTTCATCGGGTGTCCTCTCTTGCAACGTGGTTGTATTGGGGCGCCCCCACGGAAATTCTTACTGTACCTAACATTCTCCCCAATAGTACACACTTCAAGATGCAATGGATTGCAACACGACCTAATCTCACAAAGATGATTCACGACAAGGCCGTCCGGTATTGGCCCCTTAAACATCTCATACGTCAGCCTGTGGAGCGAGAATATCTTGTACTCGCTGCGCCCCTTATCTCTATTCCACCCCTTATAGACCTGAATTATTCCGTAGCCCGTGTTTGCGATACTTCCTTTCCAAATCCAACAATCACCTTCGCCTTCGATAAAAATTTTCTCGGCTAGTTTCTCTATGCTCGGTCTCTCACCTTTCGCAAAATACATATACCTATATGATATCACGTCTTTCCTTCATGGGCGGGAGAACGCGACAAGTAGAGCCGCAAGCGCTGCAAACGGATGCTTGTGGAGTTTCCCGCCGCTAAAGAGAGCTGCCCGGCTTAATTTTATCCCATGGACGGCGCATCAAAGCCGCCGCCAGGCTCTACGTGTGCGCAGCTACTTTGCCCACTCGAATACGTCGATGGTGACTTTGGTTATGCGCAAAGCGAGCGCAAACGCGAGCAGGAAGGGCCAGATTACTCGTTCGCCAAAGTCGAAAACTACTTCCGACTCCTCATCCGATTCTGACGGGCTGCTACGAGCGTTCGGCGCAAGCTCAGCATATTCCCGCCACCTATCCATTTCTACTGCGGGAAGAACTACCGGCAGTAATCTATTTTGGTCCTTGGCAAGTTCTGGCGGGAGAGACAATGCGTATGGGACCGTCACCTTTTGCAGGTATTCGTCAGAGATAGCCGCTATCTGCTTAGCAGAAAGGCCTGGGCGTATTTTCGCAGCTATACGTTTGATGCCGACACAAGCATCCTTTGCTGTTTTCAAGTCAACGCAAACGAACTTTGTCAGGCCGACAATTTGTTCTCTCACCGCGGCGAGAAGCGGCTGTTCGCCTGCTTCATACATCGTCTGACTCAGACGAACGATGGTCTCGCTACGTTGCGTTGAGTAACTAAAGGTCGCAAGAAACAACCCAATTGTAGCCGCGCCTAGATACCAGTAATCGATTTTTCGCACCCGACGTTGTGTCAGGTCCTTCTCCAGCGCGTATTTCCCGTGGAAGAGGCACAAGAAAAGCAGGAACGCGAGCCCTAAGAATGCCTCGAAACCTGCATCCAGCTTATAAGCCAAGCCCATCGCGGCAGCGCAGGTGACCCACCCGAAACCTCCGACCATTGCGACGATGCGACGGCCGCGTGGAAGTGAACGCCAGAACTCTTTGATTTCTTCAGACGTCTTCGGCTTCGCTTTCGACATGAGCATCCCCAGCGTGCTTGCGGGGTCATCCTATACTCGCTTGCATGAACATCACAGAATTTGTCCGCGCTAGCGGCGCAAATGAAAACCCCCGCCGCTAGAAAATGGGCGGGGGCTCCAGACGGAGAGCCAAACTTAGACAGCTCGCCAGTAGTCCGGCCTCTTTTTATCGTTCAGGTGCCGTACGCGCGCGACGTGCGGCGAATGCCCGTTTGCCTTCGACCAGTCGATCGCTTCCTTCTGCGTGCTCGAAGTATGCAAAACGTGGTCTGCATGGTCTTCGACAACGTAATCATCAATGTGAGTGCCTTCCGGCCGCCCCTTCGGGCGCGCTTCCACGAATACAGTTGCCATAGCGTTTCTCCTTAGTGGTGAAGCAGCAGTTATACCCGATTCGCGGCGGAGTTGTGTCGGCATGATATACTCGTCTGCATGACACTCACCGTTACTGAATTCGCGCGCATGGGCGGCGCTGCGCAGAAAGAGCGGTATTCCAAGAAGCAATTAAGCGAGTGGGGCAAAAAGGGCGGCAGGCCTCGCAAAAAGAAGCATCGCTTGACAAAGTAGCTATCCCCACGCGCAACGTTTGAAGCTGCTTGCAGCTTTTCTGTTGCGTGAGAGAATGAGCGCAGAAGGTTCATTGATAACGTGGTGAGTTTGGAACGAGGGGCGTTCGATGAGACCTCGATAATCCGGCGTTGGCGAACAGCAATGGCCCAATCGAGGCAATAAACGGAGAATGTAAATGCTCCGCCGCCTCTCGCTCCCAGCTCATCACCTCAAAGCGGATACGTGTTCACGGCTGGAAGCCTCGCAGAAAGGCAGCTAGCACGAGCGCCGCTCGCCTTATGTCCTAGCGTGCTAAATGGATGTCGGCAGAGCCTGCGGCAAGCTTCTGGCCGCGAGCACGTATCGCATTCAGAGAGGAAAGTTTGGAGCCTTGAAAATGTGGCAATGAACGCGGAGTAATTACCGCAAGTAATTCGTCCTACTCACTGGCCTCCGTTCTTGCAAGGACGCGCCAGTGCAAGGCTCCCAGCTTTTCTCTCACCAACTTATCAGCATTACTCTTACGCCTTCCGTGCCGCTCGCGGTGTTGAATCATCATCACTCGTAAGGGGATGGTACAGCAATGCCTCACCACGAGCAGCACAGAGGGAATTAATTAAACGAAACTATGGTCACACCACTCACGATCGAACCCATCATCTATCGCCACGAACTCGAAACCTACAAAAAGAACTCCCGCCGCGCTCTCAATGAGAGCAAGCGCCGGAGAGGGAAATGGATAAACACCTTCCGCAACACCGTATCGCAGTACACCCCGCTTCTCGCGCTCATCGGCACCACACTACTCGTCTCACATTCAATCTATGGCTGAAGAGCAGCAATACCGCGTCCGCATGACAATCTACCGCATGGACGCAACGCCGGATGATGCCGAAGTTTGGACGGACGAGCCGCTATACAATGGCAACCCCGACGACGAAATGGCGATGCAGGCGCATCGCACGCATCGCAAATTCCTTACTCACCTAGCGACCGAACAATAAGCCTATGACATTACGAGCTTCACAATCAAAACCGCGCGAACAAAACGAACCGCCGACGAACAAAGACAAGTGGAATGCGCAACGCCGCGGCATCGACGCTGATTACATCCCAGGCTTCGACGACGGCGAACAGCCCGAAGAAAGGAAACGCGACAACTAATAGCTAATCAATTAATCCAACAAAAATTCATTTATGGCTCTCACCGCACCGAAAGGAAAATCATTCGACCCCGTACCGGCCGGCTCCCACATCGCCCGCCTCTACCAAATCATCCACATCGGCACCATCGCGACCGAATGGCAGGGCAAGAAATCGCAGACCGATAAGGTCCGTCTCACATTTGAGCTTTGCAACGAACGCAAGGCGTTCAAGGAGGGCGACGAGCCGAAGCCCTACTCCATCTCCCGCGAATTCAGCTTCTACATGAGCCGGAAAGCGAACTTGCGGCAATTCGTGGAGGGCATGATCGGAACGGCCCTCGACGAGGAAGAAGCTGGCATCTTCAATTTCGAGGACTTGCTCGGCACTGAGTGCTTGCTCAACGTCATTCACACGGAGAGCAAGACGAACGGCAACACCTACGCCGACATCAAAAGCGCTTCGCCGTTGCCGAAGGGCATGAAGGCACCGGAAATCTTCAACGAGCCGAAGCTCATCGACGTGAACGAAGCTACGTCGGAGGAAATCGACGCGCTGCCGGAATTCATCAAAGACAAGATGAAGAGCAGCGAGGAATACGACAAGCGCTTTCGCCAGGCCGAGCGCGCTGGGACCAAGGAGCCTGTTAGCCCTGACGACATTCCCTTCTAGCGTATGAAAGGAGCAATCATCATCATTGTTCAGAAATGCAATGACAAGCCTAAGCCGGCTCGCCCGAGCGGTTGGCACGCTTATCAGTATGGCAAGAACCCACCAGTCGAGAGTTTTGCAAAGACGCGCCAGGAGGCGGTGACGCAGTTAGCCGACAAAATCGAGTAACTATGCCCTTCTCTGCCCGCGTTAAGGAAGGTCAAATCCAATTCCCGTCGCCCGGCGCTGCCATGCGCTTCCAAGAATGGAAGAGGGACCACGACGGCTCCCACATCACGATTGACGAGATAAAGCCGGAGAGAAGCACCTCGCAGTTACGGCTCTATCGGAGCTGGCTACGGGCACTGTGCGCTCAGACGGGCAATGACGAAGAAGCCTTGCATAACTGGCTTCTGAAACAGTGCGCGCCCCAAATCGTCGTGAAGATAAAGGGACCGAAAGGGGAATTGGAGGACGTTCAGAGCAAGCGCACGCACGGCGGGGACGAAACGACGATGACAAAAGATGAGTTTGCGGAGTACTTGGATAAGTGCAGCGCGCTTACCAACTTCCCGCTGCCGACGCAGGAGGAATTAATAGCGATGGGATATTTGCCGCACTAATGTATGAAAATAAGACTAAACGACCAAATTGGAATAGACCTCTCCAAACTGATTGAAAGCAGACTTCTCGTCCAGGCCAACTCCGGTGGCGGGAAATCATGGGCGATCCGCCGTATCATCGAACAGGCGTTTGGGCACGTGCAGATTATCGTGCTCGACCCCGAAGGCGAATTCACGAACCTCCGCGAGAGATACGACTTTGTATTCGCCGGCAAGGGAGGCGATGCGCCCGCCGAGCCCCGCTCTGCCGCGTTGCTCGCACGCCGACTTCTCGAACTCAAAGCCTCCGCAATCATAGACCTCTATGAACTCAACCCGCAGGAGCGCAAGCATTTTGTGCGCCTCTTTTGCGAGGCGATGGTCAATGCCCCGAAAGAGCTTTGGCATGACTGCTTGGTCATCATTGACGAGGCACACGTATTCGCTCCGGAGAAAGGCGAAAGCGAGGCCATGGGTCCGGTCATCGACCTGGCTACGCGCGGCCGTAAGCGCGGGTACAGCATTGTCCTTGCCACCCAGCGCCTTCCGAAGCTCGCCAAAGACGCCGCCGCCGAATGCAACAACAAGCTCATCGGACGCGCCTCGCAAGACATCGACCGAAAACGCGCTGCCGAGGAGTTGGGCTTCACGAGCCGTGAGCAAATCCTTTCCTTGCGCGACCTCGAACCCGGCGAATTCTACGTGTTCGGCCCGGCCATTTCGCGCGATGTGGTCAAAACCAACATCGGCGATGTGCATGTGAAACCGCCCAAGCGCGGCGAACTTAAAAGCGTGCCACCCCCGCCTACTGACAAGGTCAAGAAAATCCTTTCGCAGCTCTCCGACCTTCCGAAAGAAGCGGTGGAGGAAGCGCGCACAGTCGCCGAACTCAAGGGAGAAAATACACGGCTGAAGCGCGAGCTGGCCGCAAAGCCCATACAGAAAGACGTTCAAACGAAAATCGAGCGCATCGAGGTTCCTGCCGTTGGCAAGAAGGCCCTTGAGGGCATCAAGCTCGCCGAGATTTCCATGCGAAAGGTGCTGAAAGCCGCAAAGGAGATGCTACCGGGCGTCGAATCCGCGCTGGACAAGCTCACTTCCGAAATCGCCCGCATCAACGATATTCAAGCCGCCGCCCGGCCGGTTGTCCGGTCGAACACGCTGCCGGCCGCTCGTCCTCGCAATGAGCCTCGAACCATCCCAGCGCCTGCAGTTACGAGCGATACCGATCTCACCGCACCCAAGCAGCGTATTCTCGACGCGCTAGTATGGCTTGAGAGCTTGAATGTCATGCAGGCAGAAAAGCCGCAGCTCGCCGTTCTTGCGGGCCAAAGCCCTCGAAGCAGCGGCTACACCAATAACCTCGGATCGCTGCGCACTGCCGGGCTCATCACCTATCCGACAGGAGGATTCGTGGCCCTTACAGATCAGGGACGATCACTAGCCAACGCACCCACCGCGCCGCTTATGACTGATGACATTCACGACAGTGTGCGCCGCAAAGTCTCACGACCGCAGTGGACTATCCTCGAAGCGCTTATCTCGGCTTATCCAGACAATGTCTCGAAAGAGGAACTCGCGGAACGCGCGAAGCAGAGCGCCACATCGAGCGGTTACACCAACAATCTCGGCGCATTGCGTTCTCTCGGCTTTCTTGAATATCCGACCCCGGGGCAGGTCCGCGCTCGCGACATTCTCTTCGTATGAAATCTCAGCTCGATCGCATCATCGAAATCCTCGAACGCGACGGCCAAATCGACAACTTCAACGCCATCCACAATCGCATTTCCCTACGTCTGGGCGCGAGGATATGGGACCTCAGACAACGAGGATGGGTGTTTCGGACCGAAGAGCGAGCCGACAAGAACACGGTGTATCACGTCGTCAGTCAGCCAGCCGCAAAGCAGCTCGCGTTGGTATGACCATCGAACAAGCAATCAAAGACGCGGTGGAGAAGGGAGGGTATCATAAAGACCTTTTGAAAATCTTGATGACTGTCAAAGATGAAATATTGCGCGGAGCAGCGATTGACCACGCGCTCCTCGACCCCCACTTCTGGCAAGCGCTTGGTAAGGCGAGGGGATGGAAAGGAAGTGCGGGCTCGTTCTACGGGATGAACATGGAGTCATGGAAACTCCACTGGCACCGCTTCGTCGACCATCTTGCAGAAGGGAAGGATGTGGAGAGCTTCTTTAGCAGCTTAACTTAATCGTACGACGGACAATCTATATGCCGATTGAATATCTAGCGGGGATAGTGGACGGAGAAGGACACATCTATCGCCCTAAATGCAAAACTGGGCAGGGCTATCCGTTTTTCCAATCACGCATCATCGTTACCAATACGTCGAAGCCACTCATGGAGGCGATCAGGGCGAGCTTCGGCGGTTCCTACCGTGTCCGCACCCCGTGTAGAACAAACAATCTCGTTTGCTACAACTGGACACTCTCAGGCAAGGAGGCCGAAGCGTTAGCGCGAAGGTTGAGGCCACACTTAATAGTTAAAGCAGAACAAGTTTTGAGGATTGTCTAGAGGACACCTCGAAACCTGTGTTGTGCGAAGTAAAAAATGTCTATGAAAAAACTACTTAACGCTATCAGTCTGTGGGGCTACTCCTACCAGCGATCAGAGAAGGAGTTGGCGTATCTCGTAGTCGATATGGACTACGTCGGCACATTCAACGGATCATTGTCTCATTTCGAGGCATTCAAAACGAACGAGTTTGAAACTGAAGAAGCTGCTCGTAAGCACATTGAGGAGGATGTCGCACTGTCTCATCGAAGATATATCCGCCTTTATAAACGCATCAGCGTATGAGCACCGAGCACTGCGAGTTCTGTTTTGAGCGTATCGTTGATTGCGTCTGCGTTTGGACGCGATGCCACGAGTGCGGTAAGCGCATCCCTGAAAGCAATGCGAGCGAGTATCGAGGCCGGGTGTGGTGTGAGGATGCTCATGACTTTGAGGAGCAGATAGCGAAGCGCGACCACCAACGCCGAGAGGTCATGCGTGAAGTTGAGGCCTCAGTGCGCTCTCAGCGCGCCGGAGAGTTCGTCAACAACCGAAACAAGTATCGCCCTGGCAATGTCGCCTCTGATGGCCTACCAATCGTGCGAGTCAAGGAACCGCAGAGACTGAAGGACTACGAGAGGCAGCCGACACATCAGCCGAACAATGACTACTTACGGCCGTAAACCGAAACAAGCATTGACTAGAGCAGACCACTGGCCAAGCGCAAATGCCGCAAACAATCCAAAAGTTACCAGAGCCATTATAAAGGCAGTTGATCGCGGACCCTCCCCACTGAGCGGTCCGATTGCGATCTTCTCCCGCTGTGCCATGGGCAACTCCTTTTACGGGCCAAACTAATTAGGCCCGATTCGCTACCGAGACGCAACGACAGGAAGGCTTCCTAGGCTGGTAGCACTTCGCACAACGTATATTGTCGTTAGCTGAGCACGAGAAACTGGACGTACATCTCGCGCGCATAATAGCGGGCAAATCGGAACGCACGATACCCGTACACAACCGCGACCAAGATAAATGCGGCCGCAATTGTGCCCTTACCCTCGACAGTGCTGACCGCCGCCAGGACGAGCGTCGCCGCCGCGAGACCTCTGTTGAGCCCATAGTTGCCGTTGAATGTCTCGATGCGGTCCGGCTTCCCGTTCTTGGCAACGTCTGCATAGATTTGCCGTGAGATGGGGAACCACGCCTTGCGATCCATGCCAACAATATTCTCGATCTTGATTCCGAGACGCGCGGTTACTTTAGTTGCCAGTGCTTGGATCTGAGCGGATGAAAGCAGGGATGTTCCTTTCACCTTTATTACCCAGTCTGTGGGCATCCCGCCTGCGACTTTCCAGAGCGCCCATTCGAGCGCGTTGCCGACGGCCGCGAGAAGATGGCCTAACCCATAGGAGAGAAGCAAAAAGATTCCGAACTGTCCAAGCGTTACGCCGTCCTTCGCCAGGAGCAAGTTGAGCGCCGGGAAGTAGAACAACAGACCAACCAGAAGCACCGAACCGGGAATGACAATGCCGACCTGTTCGTAGAAGGTCATCTTGTTCACGGCTCACTCTTCCTCTTGCTCGTCGGGATACGGGACGTTCTCTACCACCGTCCACGCCCTCGAACTGTTCCGTTGCAGGATGACGGGCGTGGCTTCTGTTGTGATGACGAAGCCGCCTCTATGCCGAAGTGCTCGCAGCACGACCTTTCGCGGATGCACCTTGTCTTCGGCTGCCGCGGAAATGGCTGCTTCAAACTTCTCCTGACCCTTTGGAATCTGCTGCGGGAGCTTCGGACCGAGCCAAAAGTCCAGAAGTTCGGAAGATAGATTGTGCCGACCTCCGTGATGCGGAGCTTGAAATTTATCAACGGGCACAGCAAATCCGTTGTTCACGGCATAATGCGCAGCTTCCGTTAGGCCATCGCGTCCTGCATCGCCGGTCAGCAGGATTTTATCTCCGCAGAGATTCGCGTACTGCACCACGCTCATCTCGTTCTCGACGCTCGTCGGTTCGGGTGAGAATCGCTCACTGCCCCAACCCGCTTTGATGAAGCGAACGATGGGAGCCGCAGCTTGCATGAGCCCGCCCAAAATGGTTTGTGGCGCGGGTTCGGGCGTCTTGTCCGACTGAATTATCAGCTGGCCGTAGCGCGCTGGTGACGGTGCAAGAACCGTGAACGCGCCGATCTTCGCGCCCTGAAAGGGCTCGTACATAAGGATGCCGCGCCGCACTGCGATCTTTTCCAGCTCGTAAATATACGAGTATTCGTCGCGCAGTCGCTTCACCAACGCCTCCACGGACTGATAGCTAGAGAAGTACGGTAGAAGCTGCGCTGCATAGTCCCACGGCCGCAGCATCCAAAGCGCGCCGACATCAAACTCTTCGAGGATCGGCGCGAGCCCCTCCGCATGATCGCGGTCGGGATGGGTTACGACGACGTGATCAATTTGGCCGGTGCCATAGGTGTCACGGACGAACTTTGAGATTTCGGGTGCAGTGGTGGCGTAGCCGCCATCAACCAGATGAACAGTCCAGGTTTGGCCGATTTGATACCGGATGCCGATTGCATCACCGCTCATGGTCCTGTGGACCTGGCGGAAATCGATCTCGTAGTAATCAACCATTTCCCCTCGCGCGAATGCTGGCACGCAGCGTGTCGCCGGTATGGTATTGGGGAACTTTGTATGCAACTAAAGATTCACAAGAACATCAAATTCTACCAGCACGGCTATTGACCACACCTTTTTTTGTTCTCATTTTGTTCTCATGGCTGTCGAGACCATAGGCGAGGCTTATTCCCTAGGATGGCGCATCCATGTGCGCTGCCTCGATGACGGGCGAGAGGGGATGAAGCACAAACGCGACTGCGGCTTCCGTGATGAATTGGATATGCAGACCTTGGTTTGCACGCGCGGACGTGATTTCCCCATCGCACGAATTGCGGAGCGTTTGCGATGCCCGCGGTGCGGATGCAGGCGAGTCGGCGTCATGTTCGGTCCGCCAGCCGTGTCGCGCACTGCATAGCGGAGCAAATTCGGAGCAAAAATTCTGGGAGCAAAAACTAAGTATCTGATTTTCTGGCGGTCCCGAGAGGAGTCGAACCTCCGACCTTCGGTTTAGGAAACCGCTGCTCTATCCGGCTGAGCTACGGGACCGCGTGATATAATTTTAGCACAGGCCTGTGCGCCGCGCACTCGTTGCTCATCTCCGCTGTTGACGGCGTCGCCACCAGGCTCCGACAATCCGCGCCATGAGACGCCATTCGCACCGCGCGCCTGCATTGGCTTCGATCATCGCCGCTGCAATCGTCGCCATAGGCCCGGCGGCGGCGCAGCAGCATTGCGGCCAGACAAGCCTCGGCACGGCGACGGTCGCGTCCGTGCGCGACGGCCGTACGCTGCTGCTGTCGGACGGCCGCGAATTGCGGCTTGCCGGCATCGAGGCCGCCGACGAAGGCCGTGCCGCCCTGCAAAGTCTCACGGCGGGCGCGACGCTGCGACTGCGACGGCTCGGCCCCGAGCATGACCGCTATGGCCGGCTGGTCGCCTTTGCATATGCCGGCGCAAGCGAAACCTCGTTGCAGCAGGCCTTGCTGGCGGCGGGCGAGGCGCGGGTTTCGGCGCGGGTCGGCGACAAGGCCTGCGCCTCAGTCCTGTTGGAAGCCGAAAGCATTGCGCGCACCGGC